CATCATACCAATCAAAGTCTTGTAAAAGTTTTTTAACAACTTCTCTGTCTATTAATGACCTACCGCGAACAACCCCCAGGTTGTCAATCTCATCACCTTTCTTTGCAAAGTAATCGCGAAAAATATCATCTCGCTTGGCATAATTTAATGTTTGCAGAAGCGCTTCACCTTGCTTTTGGGACAATACTATTTCATTAGCTTGAATTAATTCGTCAAGTGCGCTAATAAAAACCTTTTCAAGCTCTTCGTCACTAGGGAGATTTTGTTGTCCCGGTAATGACTGATTGATGTCAATTCCTGATTTCTGACCACCAAGAAGAGCACTAACGACCTGTCTTGGTAGCATAATACATTGTTGGGATTTATCTTTAGAATTAGCCAAAATATCAAAAACATTTTCAAGATTAAAATCAAACTGATAGAAATCAATCTTACCTTCTTGACTTAAGTCCTCGCCAGCCAACTCCTTTGTGCAGACCACGTATCTCATTCCGCCATTAATAGACTGAGGATATTTAGGATCAACTAAATCATTAACTAAATCTGTGTAACTTCCATCAACTTTTAAGGAACCTTCGCGATATAATTTCAAGCTGACCGGGATTTCTTGACCACTAGCTCTATCAATATAATCCGCGATTGTTCCTGTATTAGCAGGTATTTGGTATCCATCTACCAGCGCAGCTAGAAAAGACTCAAAACTAAAACCTGCTGAGGATGCATTGAAGTTTGTAATAACTTTGGTGAGAGTTTTATAAAACACAAGATACGAAATGGCTTGCACAATGCGCTTTGTTCTATCTTCACCGGCTTGTTCAGAAATCATTTCAGAGCCATCAGTATAAAACTTTGAAACACTTGCGATACGTTCAGCAAAATCGCGGCCTTTAATGTTTCTTAAATAACCCTCAAGCAATTGGCGTTGTGGACCTTTGATTTCTGTCTCGTTCTCTGGTGTTCTCACATCTGACCAACCAATCTCTGACACTTCAATATCTGGGATCATTTTTAAGATCATTTCTAATGCAGCAGTGTCATCATTATTTTGAAGAGCAGATGGCATTTCAACTTCTTCATCAATAATCTCTGTTGCTGGTTCTGATAAAGTTTCTTCAATCATTTCAAGTAATGATTTAAGATCCAATTTATTTATTTGTTTAATATACTCTTCTCTTAAAATATTTCTTAGTTCTGACATTTCCAAATCCTAAACAATAATATCTGCAATACCAAGTTGAACAGCCTCAGTTGCAGTTAAATAAACATTAACATTGCGATTTAGCATTTCTCTGATATCGCTTTCGGTCATGTTTGTTTCAGCAGCCAAACAAGTGGTATACATGTTTTGCAAATCTTGAATGGCTTCAAGCTCATTTGTTAAATCATGTAGAGCGCCAGCATTACCAGCGGCAACAGAATGTATCATAACTCTGCAATTCTTTGCGATACGACGCTTGCCTTTTGTGCCAGCAGCAAGAAGCAGCACACCAGCAGACATAACTTTTCCTAATCCAAGAGTATGTATCTCGGTTTCTTGACGAACGTTTCTCATAATATCATAAAGAGAAAACATATCATCAGCAGAACCACCATAAGTTGACAAATAAAACTCAATAGGTTTTTTAAGCTCAGGGTTCTTTTGTAGCCTGTTCATTTCATTGAGATAAAGCATAGCATGAATAATCTCAGCTACCTTTTCCTCATGCACATCACAAAACATGCCGATAATTCGCAAGTCAGGCTCTCTTCTTTCTGGGGCGAGTGCTGCAGGGTCAAGTAAAACAATCTTTTGCTCATCTGATGATGACGCCATTTTATCAAGTATTTTTTTAATCATCTTTATTTACGTCCTGGTTTAGTAATTGTAAAATGTATTCTCTATTATCTTCTAAATATTTCATAGCTGAATTCCAATCATCGAAGTCAACAATTGGATCGTAAAAATTAGGATGTAGATCTAAAATTTCACTTATAGCTTTTTCTTTGAAATCTTTAATTTCGATGTTAAAAGAACGACGAGCATCTTTGATGTCTTGTTCGGTTTTTTTATCATCTCTCATTTGACGCAAGCGTGCTGTATGAGAATAATAAAAGTTTTCCATAGACCTCGCTAATACTGCTAAACTAACTAGTTGAGATATGCGTATTAATCCGATACTAATTTTTAAGGAACGAAAGAAATAAAATGTTTTATGAGTAATATATCCAAATAAAAAAACCAAAACATACATCCACCACGGTCCCATGTATCCTCCAAAAAAATTAACCACTGAAGTTATCAGTGGTTAATATATCACAAGCTAATCTTGTTGTCAAGTTAATTGTTAGTAAGTCTTTTCATAATGCGTTCAGCAAGCTGATCAGCAATTTGTTCTTTGCGCTCAGCAGCTTGTTGCTCTGACTGAAGACGAGCAGCAACGCGCTTGGTGACTTCTGCAACGATATCGTCAGTATTAAAAGCTGCTGTTTCTGTTTCATCATCAGCTTCCATCATTGGTGGCACTTCTGCCGTTTCCATTTCTTCTGACTCATCTTGAACTTCCATGTCAACTCCAGCCATGTTGGCTAGCTTTTCCAAGGCATCAGTAGCGGTCATCACTAATTCTTTTGGGTCTTCTTCGCCAGCGGGCTCCATTTCCAACGCATCATCATCCATGTCATCCATGGCATCATCCATGTCTTCCGTGTCGTCCATTTCGTCTGCATCAACTTCGACTTCTGCATCCATTTCCAATGCGGGCTCATCACCCATCATGTCATCTTCTTCATCACGGGCGCCGGACATTTTTGCGCTGCCGTAACCGCCGCCCATCTCGCTAAGACGCTCCTGACCGATAGGGCGCAAATTAGCGAGCTTCATAAACTGGCGAATTTCGCCTTCTGATAGTAGTTTCTTACGAGCCATAGTAAATCTCCTTGTTTAATACATAAACTCAAAAATAAATAGTAACATTTTCATATAACAGCATTAAAAACGAAAACAACTTATCAAATTTAGGTTTTTAAGTTTTTTTAATGCTTTTGTTTCAATTTGTTTAATTCGCGCAAAAGAAAGTTTTTCGCGTTCAGCTACCTGCCTTAAGGTCATCGGTCCATTTTCGTGAACCGAAATAAGAGTACAGTTATATTCATCTGGGTAATCTTGCCATAGCCTGCATTCTGTATCTTTACATTGCTTTTTCTTTCTCATGCATTGACGAGAGCATTCGCGCAAGCCATCAAAGTTTTTCATAACTCAGGATGCTCCTCTTCAATTAAATCAAATATATTTTCTATCTCTCCGTCATTTAATAATCCGAAATCTTTCATATTTTGTTTTCCTTTGTCTATCAATTGCTTTGACTTTGCTTTTTTCTTTTTATTCTGTGTCTTTATATCATCAATGTAGCTTTGTATGCGTTCGTCACCATCAATATAGCCAGCAATCATAGCGCGGAAGAATTTTGATTGCGTTACACCATCATGACGCAACTTTAAAATAAGTTTAGCATGCTGGTTTGTGTTTTCAACAAATGCAACCTTTTTATCTAGATGAGGATTAGCTACATCGTCTGGCATTACCAACTCCTCACATCAATATGCGTGCGGCTTTCACTTAAACCAGATGTGGTTTGCTCTACAAATTGTGCTTTAGTTTGTAACTCTCGCAAGTTACGTGCTCCTGTATAAGAAAAGCCTGATCGAATGCCTTTTTCTAAATCCTCTAGAATATTAATAACAGAGCCACGATGCGGGACGCGAGTTGCAACACCCTCAAAAGATGAATATTTACCTCGCCACTCAACTTGCGCCTCCTTAGAAGCCATTCCACGATAAGTTTTCCACCTACCGCCTTTCGCATCCATAAACATTTCTCCAGGCGTCTGAGTAGTTCCTGCGAGCAAAGAACCTACCATTACTGCGTCTGCTCCTGCTGCCAATGCCTTGACCATATCACCAGAGTTTTTAATGCCTCCGTCTGCGATAATTTTAACGTCTCGGTCTGTCTTGGCACATTCAATAATAGTTTGCAGCCCTGGAAGACCATGACCGGTCTGGATGCGGGTAGAGCAAATAGAACCGCCACCAATATTGCAACGAACACTATCAGCCCCCCAATCTGCAAGATCGTTGATGCCTTGGAGCGTTGCCACATTTCCAGCCATGAGATGGTAATCGTCGCCAAATAGTTTTCTAAGTTCGTAAAGCGCTTCTTTTACCATCACATGGTGACCATGTGCTACATCAACACACAAAAAATCAGTGCCACAATCTACAAGTGCGCTAGCGCGTTCAAGATAATCGCCTGTAATTCCAATAGCTGCTCCCACTATACGCGGAGAGCCAATTTTATTGATTTCGTTTGTTTGCTCTTGTATTGTATTGTAGCGATGAATGATTGCTGAAGCGCCCACTTGGTTCATTGCAATACCCATAGCTGCTTCTGATACCGTATCCATGGGAGAAGCAAAAATTGGCAATTGTAGCTCGATGCCATTGCTTAAGTTAGTTGATATATCAATCTCTGAACGCGAGCGGATATCGGAATACTGTGGCACCAACAAAACATCATCGTATGAATAAGTTCTATGCATTTAAATTTCCCTTAATAAATTTAATGATATCGTCGGCATGATACCAAGTCTCTTTAGATGGCTCTTCTGGTTCGCCAAGAATAGATATTTTTGGTCTATCTTTAACATCCACAAAAGCGATAGACGGCACTCCATCAATTGAAATAAAATTATCTAGATTATTGCTTTCGTATGTGTTGAAAGCAAAAAAATGTACATTATCACCAAATCGTTCCGCAATGTTTTCATAGTCATTTTTAAGCTCATGACAATACGGACAACTATTTGAATAAAACTTAATAACACATTTAAATGCTTCTTGCGTCTTGCCTGTTAAAATGTTTTTGAGCGCATTCTCGGATAATCTAGTAATCATCGGTAATCTCCTTCATTTCAATTGTGTCCTTTTCGGCAATGTTTTTATCGTAATATTCTTTAGCGACCTTTCTTGCCATGCCCCAACATTTTGGACAATACAAGCGAACGTTATCGTTATCGACAACAACATTCCATGTGCGTGCCATTTTCTTGTTTGTCTTGTCGTAAGGTGCCGTGCAAGCCAAACAATTATCGGGTAGGTTTTGGAACTGGAAAATTTTTTCGGCGAGTTTCTGTGAATTATCTTTACCTAACTTCTTTTCCATTTCGCGGCGCTGCTTACGATTCATCTTCT